TAGGATGGGCGAGGGCAAATCAACTTGCAAATCGTGAGAAAATATCAAGAGATACGATTGCGAGGATGGCATCATTTAAAAGACATCAACAACATAAAGATGTGCCATATACTGAAGGATGCGGTGGTATAATGTGGGATGCTTGGGGTGGTACATCGGGTATTGAGTGGGCAATAAAAAAATTGGATCAGATAGATAAAAATATAAATCAAAAAAATATGATATATAATTATAAGTCTTTTGACTTACAAGTTAAAGATGTTGATGTAAAGAGTGGTGTTGTTGCTGGGTATTTTTCAGCATTTGGAATGGTTGATTCCGATGGTGATATAATAATGCCTGGTGCATTTAAGAGATCAATCCAAGATTGGGGTGTTGATGGTAAGCAAAGAATTAAGCATTTGCTTAATCATAACCCATCACAACCTTTGGGGAAATTAACTGTACTTAAAGAAGATAGTTATGGTTTATATTACGAATCAAAAGTAGGTTCACACCAACTTGGTACTGATTTTATTAAGATGGTTGAAAGTGGTTTGATTGGTGAACATTCAATTGGGTTTAAGACATTGAGAGAACAAAAAGGTAGTGATGCAAATGAGATTCACGATGTTATGTTATTTGAAGGTAGTTCACTTACTGCTTGGGGTGCAAATGAGAATACACCATTAATCGGAATGAAAGGAATGAAAAACATAGACAAAATACAAGATCAAATAAAGGCATTTGAAAAGTTCATTAGAGATTCTGATGTAACTGATGAAACCATTGATTTGTGTCTTATAAAAGTAAAACAACTTGCCCAAACAGTTGAGCAAATGCAGACAAGTAGCACTTTGGCAGCGGAAGCACCATTGCAGCAAACGGATGAAAACCAAGAGTTTGAGCAGTCATTAATAAGTATAATTAATAAATTTTAAAGTAAACAAAATGGAAAATTTAAAACAGTTTGAATCAGCTTTGGAAGCAAAGTTGGCAGAACAAAAGGCTGAAGTAGCATCAGTTACTGAAAAAGCTACAAAGTCATTTGAATCTAAAGTTGAGCAAATCAACGAAAGTTTGTTAAAAACAAACAAAAGTTTGGAAGAAGCAAGGGCAGAAGTTCTTGAAGCAAAATCAGCTTATGGTAAAATACAAGCTGGTGCTGAAAAGAAAATTGCTGGTTCTTATGCTGAACACATCATGGATATCAAAAACAACATTGGTACATCTATTGAGAAAGGTTGGAACGACATCAAAAGTGCAGCAAGAGGTAAAGGTACTGGCTTTGCGGCTGACCTTGACCTTAAAGCAGTTGGTGTTATGACTGAAGGTGTAAACCTTACTGGTAGCATCTATACATCTTATGTAGATAATGCATCAATGAGGTCTTACGTTAACCCACATTTGCGTTCAGTATTTAACATCCTACCGGTATCAACTGGATCAGTATCTTTCCCACGTGGAAATACACCAGTAGGTGAAGGTTCTTTTGGTAAGCAAACTGAAGGTAGTGGTAAACCACAAGTTGACTACGATGTAACAGTTGTGAATACTGCTTTGTCATTCATTGCTGGTTATGCTAAAGTTAGCCGTCAAATGATTGATGACCTTCCTTTCTTGCAATCTTATTTGCAATCTTCTTTGATTGAAGATTTCCAAAAGGCTGAAGATACTTATTACCTAAATGCAATTGCATCTTCTGCAACTGCTGGTTCTACATCTGCTTCAGTTACTGCTGAAAAATTCATCGATTATATCGCACAACTTGGTGCATTGAACTGGAACGCAAACCTTATCCTTACCACATTTGCTGGTTGGGCAGCGGTTCTTAAGACATTGCCTTCAGGTGGTTCTTATAGTGTTCCTGGTGGTCTTACAATCGATAACAATGGTAATGTAAGGATCATGGGTATCCCAGTTGTTCCACATTCTCTTGTTACGGCTTCTAAGGCTTATGTTATCGATACAACCAAATATTCAATTGCACAACAGTCAGGTTTGTCTGTTCGTTCAACAGAGTTTGATCAAGATGACTTCATTAAGAACCTTATCACTTTCCGTTGTGAGGCAAGATGTGAATTGCTACAATTCCAACCTTCTGCGGCTATATACGGAGCAATCTAATTAATTAGATAATCCGAAAGGGGGTGAAAATCCCCCTTTATTTTTATTTTATGCCATATTCATTTGACTATTATAAAGAAGATGTAAAAGAACATATAATGCGTAATATTCCACATTATGCTAAAGTTCTTGATGTTGGTGCTGGTAGTGGAAAGTATGGAATGATGCTGAAAGATTATTTTGGCAAAATTCATGCACTTGAAGTATATGAACCATATATTGACAAGTTTGAGTTACATTCTATTTATTCAACCATTTTTTGTGCTGATGTACTTGACTTTGATATAAGCGAATACGATTATATCATAATGGGTGATATAATTGAACATATAGAATTAAACGATGCACAAGAATTATTAAGTTATATTAATAATAGTGGCAAGAAATTTATTGTTGCCGTTCCCTATCAAATGAAACAAGATGAAGTTGGTGGTAATGTTTATGAAAAGCATTTACAACCTGATTTAACACAAAATAATTTTATTGAACGATATCCATATATGAGATTGTTATTTAACAATGAATTATATGGGTATTATGTAAACTACCAATTTATATGAATATAGTATGTTCAATCCATCTTTACCCACCACAACATAATTGCGGTGCAGAATATATGTTACATCGGATTATGAAGTATTTGCAATCCAAAGGACATAATGTTAGGATTTTATTGCATCAAGCTAATCATTATAAAATTAAAAACAATTATGTATTTGATGGTATTGATGTATTTCCACCAAATCCAAATGTAATTGAAAATTTATTTAATTGGAGTGATATAATTTTTACTCATTTGGATTTTACCAAATGGTCAATTGCTTATTCAGCAATGAAAAGAAAGCCATTATTTCATTTAATTCATAATTCATATCCATATCCTGAAATTATACAAGCAGAGAGAAATCAACACATTGTGTACAATTCAGAGTGGTTAAAGGATGAATTAGCATATAAATTTGATAACTTTACTCTAACCCCACCACTTGACTATTCTTTTTTTGATACTGAAAACGATCCAAGTGAAAATGAATTTATCACTTTAATTAATCTGAACGAAAATAAAGGTGGTAAGATATTTGAAGAAATTGCAAGGGCGTTACCCAACAAGAAGTTTTTAGCGGTTAAAGGTAGTTATGATCAACAAATTGTTCCACAACTACCAAATATTGAGGTTATGAATAATACATCTAATATAAAAGATGTGTATAAAAAAACTAAAATATTATTAATGCCAAGTAAGTATGAAAGTTGGGGTATGACTGCAAGTGAAGCAATGTGTTACGGAATACCAGTTATTTGTACTGATACACCTGGTTTAAAAGAAAACTGTGATAAAGCTGGAATATATATTAAAAATCGTGATGACATTAAAGAATGGGTTAGTGCAATCAGTAAATTGGATGAAGAAAAGAATTATAAAGCAGCATCAAGAAAAGCAAGAAGTAGATCAAAAGAACAAGCATCAAATGATAACTTGGACAAGTTCCACTACTGGATGCGAGAAATGGCAAATAAATACAATCAGTAAGTATGGCAATATTGATAAATAGTGTAACAGTTCTATCAGATGTTGTAACTGAACCAGTTAGTTTGACGGATGCCAAAAATTGGATGCGTATAACTAATTACACAAGTGATGATAGTATGATTCGTGAGTTATTAAAATCAGCAAGAGTTCACATTGAAAAGTTGTGTGGTCGTTCTTTGGCAAGTAAAGTATTAAAGTCAAATATTTCATTGACTGGGTATGTTCCAAATGTTTGGATGGTTGATTTACCATATTCACCACTTATTTGCGTAACTGAAGTTAAAAGAAAGACTGGTATAAATACTTATGATATATTGACTGAAAACGATGATTATGAAGTAATTGGTGGTAAGATTTGGTTTTATATTGCTGGTATTTATTCTATAAAATATCAAGCTGGTTATTCATCATTACCTGAAGATTTAAAGAATGATATTTTGACATTAACTGCTTGGATGTATGAGAATAGAGGAAAACAAATGAATGCAGAAAATGCACCAACACCATCACAATACCCAAGTTGGGATGGGATGAATTATCATTTATATAAACAAGTTGTAATATAGTGGCAAAAGGCTTTACCATATCATTTGAAGGTCTTGAAGAAACAATAAAAGAACTTAAAACAACTGTTGCTGATATTGAAGAAAAGGTTGATTTTGCTTTTGGTGTTAATGTTGAGGCAATGGCTACTGAAGCAAAGAATCGTACACCAGTTGACATGGGTAGATTGAGAACAAGTATAAGTGCAAATAAACAAGCAAAGTATCAATATGAATTGGTTGCTGGTGTTTTTTATGCACCTTATATTGAATTTGGTACTGGTAAATATGCAGCAACTTATGTTAAAAGTATTGATCCTGAATGGCAAAGATTAGCATTACAATTTTATGTAAATGGTCAAGGTACAATACCCGAAAGACCATTTCTATATCCAGCATATAAAAGGATTTTTCCAATATTGGTAAAAGATATTCAAAACCTTGTGAACAAAGATGTTAGATTGTAATCAAGATGTAAGAACTACATATTTAACTGCACTAAATAACAATATTAGTTATAATGGTGTAAATGTTCCAATATATGGACAAACACCTTTTGAAACTACACCACAAAATTATGTTGTTATTGGTAATATAGTTGAAACACCTGATAACAATAATCAAAGATTTAATAATAATGTTGATGTAACAATTGATATATTTTCTGAACAATATAGAACGAATGATTTAAGCATTGTTGATAATATAAGTAATCAAATATTAAATATTATGATTAGCAACACATCAATACCAGTATTTCAAACTGCAAACTTTCAAATATTTCCTAAAGAAAGAACTTTATCAAATTATTCATCTTTACAAAAGGGTGATAATTATATAGCAAGAAAAATAATAATAATTAATAATTTAGTTAATCAGATAAGTTAAAATAAAAAAACAAATAAAATGGGACAAATTTTAGGTTCAGTACAAAACATTGAAGTTGATGTTGCTGGTGGTAGTTCATACAAAAATCTTGTATGTCTTGCATCTTCTTCAGTAAACACAACATTAGACACCGCAACGGATCAAACAAACTGTGGTGTTTTAACATCAGTAGGTGAACCATCGGTATCACTTGATTTTGATGCAGTATGCGAAACTGCACCAAGTGTTGCACAAATTTCTTATGAAGATTTATTGGCAGCATCTATTAACAAAACAATGGTTTCAGTAAGAGTACAAAACCCAACTGTTATTGGTGCATCAATAGGAACTGTTTATTATCATCAGTTTTCTGCTTATGTTACTTCTTTAACACTTACACAAGCAACGGCTGATTTTATTAAATTTAGTGGCTCACTTTCATCAACTGGAACAATTGACATAACTGCTTAATTATGAATTATACTAAAATTGATATTGACGGACAAACTATTGGATTGAAATTTGGAATGGCATCGTTTAGATATCTTCAAGGCAAGATGGTTGATGGTATTGCATTTGATGGTAACACATTAAATGAAATTGGTATATCACAAGTATTATATTCAGGTTATTATAATAATTGTCTAATAAAAGAAGAAATACCATCATTATCATTTGAATCATTTGTTGATTATATTGAAAAGAATTTAACAAATGATATATTTCTTGAAGAAGTAAAAAGAGTGATTACCATTTGGGCTGATAGTGATTTTATAAAGCAGACACAACAAACTGAAAAACCTGAAGCAAAAAAAAAGAGTACTCGTGGGAAGAAATAGAAAGATTTGCTTTCGGTGAACTTGGTTTATTGCCTAATCAATTTTATGCAATATCACCAAAACATTTTACATTGATGTTAGATGGTTATCAAAACAAGAAAATTGATAATTATAAACTTACAAGGTTATTGATGTTTACTATGGTGCGTTTAATGGGTGATCCAAAGACTGCACCAAAATCACCAAATGCTTTGTGGGAACTTCCAGGTGATGATAGTGAAAATGGGGTTACTGATGAAGATATAAAAGAATTATTTAAAAGACTTGGATGAGTATAAATATAAAAATAGGTGCTGATGTAAGTAGTGTTGATACTGCCATTAATGATGTAACAAAATCATTAAATGGCTTAAAGACACCAGTTAAAAATGCCAATTTTGCTTTATTATCATTAAGTCAGGTAACAAGGGATTTGCCATTTGGATTTATAGCAATTCAGAATAACTTACCATTAGTAGTTGATTCATTTGGTCAGTTAACAAAAGAAGCTGGTGGTGTAGTACCAGCATTGAAATCACTTGGTGCATCTTTGATTGGCCCAGCTGGTATTGGATTGGCATTTAGTGCAGTTACTTCACTTATAACAGTAGCAGTTCAAAAATATGGTTCACTTGGTAATGCTATTGATGCTATATTTTCAAAAAATAGTGAGTTAGTAGCATCACAACAATTATTCAATAAAGAGTTTGCGGATGCAGCTGGTAATACACAAGCTGAAGCTGAAAAGATAAAAATACTTGTCAGAAATCTAAATGATTTAACAAAACCATTAGCTGATAGATATGCAGCTTATGTTGAGTTAAGAAAAATATCACCTGATATTGTTGCTGGTATAAAAGAAGAAAATGCATTAACCGAAAAGAGTATAGGAATTATTAATGCCAATGCACAAGCAAGAAAGGAACTTTTATTACTTAAAGCAAGAGAATCAGCTATTGGTGCAGTAATAAATAAAAATGCATCTGAACAATTTGCACTTGAATTACAAATTCAGCAAAATGTCAAAGATTTAGTTACTGCACAAAATAATTATAATAATTCAAAAAATCAAGGTAGTGTATTAGCAAAAACTGCCCAACAAGGTATAAGTGCTGAATCAGTAAGTTTAAGAAATGCAAGAAATGAATATACTAATAATGTAAATGCATATAATAAATTAATTGATGTTCAAACGGCTTATGCAAATCAACTTGATCCTATTGTTAGTAAAATAGCAAACATTGATGGTGCAACAAAAACATTAAATAATTCAACAAAAGAATTATCAAAATCAACTGAAAAACAAGCAAAAGATTTTACTGCAACACAAGTTGCAGCATCAGCATTATTGGATATATATAAAGGTATTTCCGATATTACAAGAGGTCAAGCAATTCAACTTGATACTAAAGCACTTGATAAAATTAGCGGTAAAGGTCTTAATTTGACACCTACTGTTGATTTAAAAAAAGCTATTGATGTAAATCAAATATCAGGAATACAAACAGTATTAGCCCAAGCAACAATAAATTCACAAATTGCAATTACTAATGCAAATAAAGCTATTGTGGATAATTTTAATCAAACATTTGATGCAATATCAAATGTTTTTTTTAGTCCAATACAAGACTTGTTTTCAAACTTTATACAAACTGGTAAGTTTGCATTTAAGGACTTTGCAAAGGCAGTTTTACAAGCAATTTCACAAGTGGTTGCAAAAGTTATTGCAACTGGAATTATAACATTATTAGCAAGTATATTTACCGGTGGTCTTGGTGCTGGTGGTGCAGTTGCAAAAGGTGGAGGTTTTGGCAAAATATTACTTGGTGCATTAGGTATTGGTGGGGTATCAAATCCATCATTTGGCGGTGTAAGTGGTGGTGGTATGCAAATGGCTGGATCGGTTAATATGGTTTTAAGAGGTCAAGACTTGGTTGGTTCATTAAATCGTACAAATTCACAAATTTCAAGAGTTGGCTGAAAAATATAGAATAAAATTTAAGACATTACAAGGTCAACAATGTATTGTTCGTTTTCTTTACGAATCATATACTGGTGGCTCAACTGAACTGCTTGGTTCTTCATCACCATTTGTATTAAGAGAATACAATACTGATGAAAATTTTTATAAGCCAGTAAGACCAATGATGGCTGAAATACAAATTATTACTGATAATAGTGTATCTATTGATAATTTTTTGAGTGATACTGACAATGAAATTAAAGTAATATTTGATTTTGGTAGCTTTACAAATTATTGGATTGGTTGGTTGATGCAAGATGATTTTCAAGAAATATGGGAAAGCACAAATCACATTTTACTTTTAAGGGCGAGTGATGGCATTGGTCTTTTAGAAAATGTGCCATTGCAAGATAATAGTGGAAATGAACTTCTTGGTAAGTTTACACCTTACGATTTGATAAAATATGCTATGTATCAAACACCACAAACATTTGTTAATAGTGTTGTGATAAATAACTTATTTCATACATCAATGAATGACGCAAGTGGTCAAATGCCATTGGATCAATGTTATATTGATGCAAAAACATTTCAAACTGATGTTCCAATTCAATATGAATCATCATTAACTGTATTAAATAAGATTAATAGTGCATTTAGTCAAACATTGTTTCAATATAAAGGGCAATGGCATATTTTAAGAAATGAGGAATTATACGCACCATTTTCTGAAAATTTAAGAGGCTTTACAAATAGTGGTGGTGGTAGAACATCATTTACAAAAAGGTATGATCTTGAGATTGGCAACAATAGTGAAATGAAATTTATTACACCATCGGTTTTGAGGTTTATAAATCGTAAAAAAAGATTGGTTAAAACAAAGTTTTTATATGATGAATTTGAAGAAGTAATAGATAATGAATCTTTTTCAAGGGGTGCATTTGATTCGGCTGGAAGTAATGTTAGATATTATGATTTAGATTACTGGCAAGTTGGTAAATTACCAGCTTATGCACCAGTACCAAGTGCAAGTTTATTTGGTAGGATTGAAGAATTTGATGGTGCTGGTAGGCTTATAGATAATTATGCTTATTTAACACCTGATGGAACAGATATTTCATTTATATATTCTAATCAATTTAATGTAGAAAATGAAGAAAAGTTAGATATATCATTTGATGTTAAAATCGAAGATCCAAATAATCCAATTGGTACATCGAATCAAGCATATTTGTTATTGTGGGGTGAATTGGGTGGATATTATATGCTTGATAATGATGGTGTTTGGAAAAGCACTTCATCAACATTTAATAGTCCATATAGTATTTTTACTAAATATACTGATAAAGTTTTAGCATCAGAATATCAATCTATAAATATAGTAACGCAACCAATTCCTGAAAAAGGATATATTAAATTATATTTAGTTAACAATGCTGATACTTTAACTGGTACTGCAATAAAAAGGTTTAAATCTTTAAAGGTTAAAGTAATATCTTATTTTAATTCATTTTCTGATAGGCAAAATATAGGTATTGAATCAATATTTGAAAAAGATGTTTTATTAAAAACTGAAGCATTAAATCAAATATATCTTGATGATGGGTTTTCATACCATTACAAAGGGAATATATTTGAATCAGATGAAGCAACTTTTACTAATAAAGAATGGTATAGGTATCGTTTTAAATCTACTGGTGAGGCTAACGGATTTCGTGCATCAAATCTTATTGCAAATTGGGAGGTTGGTAGATTTAATCGTAATCGTTTTGATGCTAATATGTATGGTCTTATTTGGAACGATGGAACAACTGACCAACCATTGGGATTAATTAATACAGTTAAACTTGTTACTGATGATCCTGATAAGGTTTATGGCATATTAAACTTAAAGGAAATAAATTTTAGCAATTCAACTTGGTCTGCTACTTTAGTTGAAATATATGATGAAAATCTTGATGATGATTCAAGTACAGTTAGCAAAACACTTGATACAACAACAACTTCAGGTACTTATAACGCATTAGTTTATGCTAAATTAACAATTGTAAGTGCAGCTGATTTTTTAATTAATAGTAATCAAGACCAACTTATTTATAATGGTTCAAATAGTATAACTGTTAATATTACTGCAAGAATTAATGGAATGATAAATAGCAGAACAAGTTCACCAATTGAAATTACATTAAGAAAAAATGCAACTATATTAAACACTTATACTTTAGCAGTTCCATCAACACCATTTCCATTTGCTGCTAATTTAGATGTTAGTGGTATTTTATTAAATAATGGTGATGAATTATTCATTCAATATAGCAGTAATATAACGCAAGTACAAGTAACAAGTGGTGGTATTGATATAACATATAGTGTAACTGAACCATTTAATTATGATACTTATACTGATGCAGTAATAAATAATTAATAATATGGCATATAACATAACGGCAGAGGGTTTGGTAATGACATTAACATCAGGTGGAAATACTTATCCTATTGCTTGTGCTAAAGATGTATCAATAAATTTAAATAGATCATTCATTGAATTGGCATCATATAGCAATGAAGTTTTTAGGGAGTATTTACCTGAAAGGGTTAGTGGCACAATAACTGGGAACGCCTTGGTGCTTTTAGAAGGAAGTTATACGCATCCTATGAGTGTTCTTTTTGATGATATTTATGATACAACACCAACTTTGTTTAATATTAGTTTTGATGTATTAGATAATAAGACATCAGCACCTAATTATATTGTATATGAAACCAATGCCTATTTACAAGATATAACAATGAATAGTGCTACTGGTCAAAACCCATCTTATTCATTTACACTACAAATTAGTGGGGCAGTAGTACCATCAACTTCAAATACTACAACTTTTGCTACACAACAAACTTTGGCATCAGGTAAGGTTACTGCACAAGATCCATCAGCTAAAAAGCTATATGCGGTAGGATTTTTTGGCAAATGGTATTATAGCTATGTTGTAACAACACCAAGTGCTGGGGTATATGAGATATTAATACCTGGTGTTGCTAACGGAACAAAAATAACAATTTTATATAAAGATTTATAATATGAAACATTGGATAAATAAGCAATTAGTTAAGTATTTTGGAGCAAGTTGGAAAACAAGTTTGCTTGGATTTATAAGCGGTATATCAATAGTGATACAAGATGTTGTGGAAAGGGGTGTTACGGATATTTATAGGATAATTTTGGCTATTTCCGTATATTTGCTTGGGTTGTTTGCTGCTGACAATACTAAAACTGGGGTGAAATGACAAATGAAATAATATTTGCTATTTTAGTTCAATCGGTTGCTTTTATTGGTGCATTTACTAAAATGTTTACTGACATGAAAATCAAGTTAAAAGAACTTGATATAAGATTAAGCCAAGTTGAGAAAAAGGATGATGAAATAGGCAATAAACTTGAAAAGATTTTTGCAAGTCTTAACGATATAAAACTTACTTTAAAAGATAAACAAGATAAGCCATGATAGGGGAAACAAATTTAAGACCAATAAAAAGGGGTGATACTTATATTATTCCGTTTGAATTTTATGCAGACGAGTGCGAATCAACACCTATTAATGTAAGCACATATATATTTAAACTAATGGCAAAAAATAGTAGTGGCGTAACACAATTTACTTGGAATAATGCTGACTTTGTAAGTGTTGCTACAAATAAAAGGACTGTAACATTATCTAATGTTACTACTGCCACATATAATATTGGCGAGTTTAGTTATGAGTTACAAGTTGATGTTGGTAGTGGTGTTTATACTTGGATGATTGGATATATTGAAGTTCAGGATCAAATAACATCGTAGAATATGATAGTAATTAAAATAAATTATGCAAGTGCATCACCTATTGTCAATGTAAATTATGACATATCACCTATATATGTTAGGGTGATGTATGGCGGTTCTTCTGATAGCATTACTGAGTGGGGTGAGATTGTTGGCACATTATCAAATCAAATTGATTTACAAAATGCTTTAAATGCAAAGCAAAATACTTTAACATTAACTACAACTGGAACGAGTGGTGCATCAACACTTATTGGTAGTACATTAAATATTCCGCAATATGCTGATGCCGTTACATCGGTGTTTGGCAGAACTGGTGCAATAGTATCAACCGAAGGTGATTACACATTAACACAACTTGGTGATGTAACATTAACAAGTCCTACAAATGGACAAGTGCTTAAATATAATGGTACTACATGGGTTAATAATACTGATACTGATACTGGTCTTACTTCAGTAGGACTTACTATGCCATCAGCATTTACGGTCAGCAATTCACCATTGACAAGCAATGGGACAATTGGTGTTACGGGTGCTGGTACTTCTGCTCAATATATTCGTGGTGATGGTCAACTTGCTAATTTTCCAAGCAATGGGGGAGGAGGTTCTGCCTTTAACTACTATTTAAATGGTAGTGTTAGCCAAGGTACTTTTGGTGGTGATGTTTATTATGAAATGAGTAAGACACCTGTAATTGGTACTGGTACTGATTTCACAAGAACAAATGCACAAGGCAATGGATATATAGCATCATTTCTAACTGATGCTGGAGATCCATCACTTTTAAATATACCTGGTGGTAATTGGAATTTAGAGTTTTATTTTCAAGCAAGTAGTGGTGGTGGAAGTCCACAATTCTATGGTGAATTATATAAGGTTAGTTCTTCAAATGTTTTTACACTTGTTGCAAGTGGTTCAGCCAATCCCGAAGGGATTACAAATGGCACAACGGTTGACCAATACTACACATCTATTCCAGTTCCACAAACATCTTTGCTTGTAACGGATAGGTTAGCTATTAGGATTTATGTGATAACAAGTGGTAGGACAATAACATTACATACAGAGAATAGTAATCTTTGTGAGGTATTAACAACATTCTCAACAGGTTTAAATGCTCTTAATGGACTTACTGCACAAGTGCAATACTTTGCAACTGGTACAAGTGGAACAGACTTTGCAATTAGTTCAGCAACAGATACACATACATTCAATTTGCCAACTGCATCTGCAACAAATAGGGGTGCATTAAGTAGTGCTGATTGGACAACATTCAATAATAAGCAAAACACTATTACAAACCCAGTAACGGGAACAGGAACAACAAACTATGTAGCTCGTTGGACAAGTGGTAGTGATATTGGTGTTGGGGTATTGTATGATAATGGTACTAATGTTGGTATAGGTACTACAAGTCCTGCATATAAATTAAATGTAAGTGGTTCTGCATATTCAAGTTTAGGCTTAATCACACAAGGTTATACATTAGCAGCAAGTGGTTTGAATATTGAAATGGGAACTATTAGTGGTTATGCTCAAATAAATGCATATAATAGAACAACACCTGCCTTTGGTAGTTTGAGATTAGATGGAAGTAATATTATGTTAAATTCGGGTAGTGGCGGCAACGTACTCATAGGCACAACGACTGATAGCGGTCAGAAGTTGCAAGTAACGGGTACTGCGAAGGTGTCAAGTAGTGTAACGGCAAGTAGATTTATAAGCACTAGTTCATCAAGTTATAATAATGATTTTTTAAATACAAACATTGGAACTGTTGGACAAAATATTGCATTAAGATTTGGATATGATGGTACAACATATAATAAGGGTGCTTTATATTTTATAAGTAAAAGTTCAAATGGTGTAGGTGATTTAATATTTGCTTTAAATAATGCAGAAAATAGTTCAAATGTTGCAACATCAGATGAACGTATGCGTATCACTTCAGGTGGCAACGTACTTGTTGGAACAACGACTGATAGTGGCTATAAATTTGATGTGAATGGTACTGCGAGGGTGCAATCAAATTTATTTGTATCAAGTGGTAATGCTTTTGCAAGTTTAGGAAATGCTGTTAATCTTAGGTCTAATCTTGCAGGAGGTAGTAGTTATGTTGTAGATGCTCAAAGTTATAATACTTTAAGTGGTACAAATGTTGAGCAAGGATTTGGATTATTTACAGGTACTTATGCTCCTACAAGTGCAAGTGGTACTCCTTCATTTAATGCTATAAAACTTACTCCCACCATAAACCAAACAGGTGGAGCAAATGGTATAACAAGAGGACTTTATATTAATCCTACACTTACAAGTGCTGCTGATTGGAGAGCCATTGAGGTCAGTTCGGGTGTTTCTATTATGGCTGCATCATCTACCGCAAGTGCATCACTTAGAATACCATCTGGTACTGCACCAACATCACCTAACGATGGTGATATATGGTTTGATGGAACAAACCTTAAAATGAGAATAGGCGGAGTAACAAAAACATTTACAATAATATAAAAACAAAACAAAATGGCAAAACAAATTCAACCAGTTAATATCTGGATAAATGGAGAAAGCAAAGAAGCTAAGTATTTTTCAGTAACTTGCATCAACGACAACTACGAAAACTCTGCTACGAACTATTGGCAGTTGTATGACGCAATGGTCGATGAAGAAGGTAATGAGAAAATGGGTATGCAAGTAAGTGCTGGGAATCTTACGATAGATGGTCAAGACTACATAAATTGGGGAGATCAGCCTGCAATGGCGATAAACGAGTGGATTTATAATTGGAGTGCATCTAAACTAAATTTAGTTATAATCTAATGAGAAGATACGGACTTGTAGATATTCCTGACCAAGCATCGGATATTGATGCAGTTCCTATAACAAGGACACTGACAATAAATGGTACTACATATGATTTAAGTGCTGATAGGACTTGGGCATCCGTTGGTACAAATATCTACAATACCGATGGCACACTTACATCTAATAGAACTTTAACAAGTGGTGGATTTAGTCTTACATTTACAGGAAGTAATACTGCATCAAGTGCAATAGCAAGAGGTATATTAATGAATCATACACTTGTTGCTGCTGCGAATAATGATGTGCTTGTTGGGCTTGATGTGAATCCGACTTTTACGAATGGTGCTTTTACCGGTGTAGGTAATTATGGAATTAGAACAAGTGGACAATTAAGATTATCAAGTTATACAACAACTACATCATATAGTGGTACTATTGTAGGTTATTTAGCATTTGATAGTTCAGGTAACATATTAACTACTGCTACTCCATCTTCATCAATGGCTATCGGTGGAAGCATTACAAGTGCAACGGCAGGTAGTGTTTTGTTTGCAGGAACAAGTGGAGTGCTTCAGCAAGACAATGCTAACTTCTTTTGGAATGATAGTAATAATAGATTAGGTATTGGAACAAATACTCCTGCTTATGATATACATTTATTAAAAAATCAAAATGCTTTAACAAGACAATTAATTGAAAATACAACAATCGGAACTGCAAGTAGGGTTGTTTATCAATTACTTTCTGATGTAAGTTCAGGTAATGTACAATTTGGTAAAACATCAAGCACTTATACTCCTAATAAAATAATTAACAGTAGTGATGCATATATAAACAATTCAACAGGAGGTGATATTGCAATATTAAATGACTTTGCAACAGGCAAAATTAAATTTGCAGGAGGTGGTTCATCTACTGCTCAAATGACATTAACGGCAGCAGGTAGATTACTTATAGGAACAACAACTGAAAGTACATATATACTTGATGTAGTTGGAAGTGCAAGAGTTACATCTACATCTACATCATCTACTACATCTACTTATAGTATAATAGGAAGTTCAAATTTAACTTATTCATCTGGTGCTTCTCTGACAGGTGGTATAGTTATAAACGCATTACAAGGCGGTCTTAACCATACAATGGGAGGTAATTTAACAGTACCAAACTCATGTGTATTATCAGCAAATATTGGTGTATCTGGATTACGATTTACAAGTGGTGGTACTGTTACTGTAAACCAAGGTAGTGGTAGTTCAAGAGCAATAAGTAATTTTGCTGCATTGCCAATAAAAAATGATGCAACAGTAGCAGGGACAATATCACATTTTGCAAACTTCCATGGATATTCTCCATATTCTACAACTGCAACTAATTTAACATTTACTAACTTTTATCATTTACTTTTAAATGATACATTGCAATATACTGGTATTGCAATAACAAATAAGTGGGGTATTTATCAAGAAGGTGCGACAGATAATAACCATTTTAATGGTAAAGTTCTTATAAAAACAACCACTGATGCTGGTTACGAATTAGATGTTAATGGAACATCAAGAGCAAATAAGTTTCAATTATCTGCTTTGAATACTGCCCCTGCAACATCATCAAGCACAGGTACACTTGGTGAGATAAGAATTGACGCAAATCATATTTATATTTGTACTGCAACAAACACTTGGAAAAGGGTTGCGATAGCAACATTTTAATAACTAAAACAAACAACTATGGATTTAATTTCTTTGAAGGCACAAGCCTACGACATCATTGCACAACTTGAATTTTTACAAAACAAGTTGAAAGAAACAAACGATCAGATTGCTGAAAAAATGAAAGAGGCAAATGATAACAACGAGGTTAGTTCTTAAACTTCCGTTATCCGTAACTGGCGAACTTGATGATGTCATAAAAAAGTACAACATCAGTTCGCCTTTGCGACTTTCACACTTTTTATCGCAAGTAGCACACGAATCAAATAACTTCAAAGCTATTCGTGAAAACCTTAACTATTCCGCAGAAGGTTTATTAAAGATATTTCCAAAATACTTCTCAAAAGATACTGCATCAGCTTGTGCAAGGCAACCCGAAAGGATTGCTAACATTGTTTACTCAAATAGAATGGGTAATGGCGATAGGCAATCGGGTGATGGTTACAAGTTTCGTGGAAGGGGTTTCATACAATTAACTGGCAAATCAAATTACAAGTCATTATCTGACTATTTAGAAGTTAACTTATTAGATAACCCCGATTTAGTTGCAACAAAATATCCTTTGTCAAGTGCTGGTTGGTTCTTTCAAAAGAAAGGACTTTGGACAATATGTGATGAAGGGGATAGTGTTGAGATAGTTAAAAAAGTTACCAAAATGGTAAATGGTGGTTACAATGGCTTACAAGATAGGATAAACAAATTTGAAATATTTAATACGTTACTAAAATGAAATACATAGTATTTATTTTAATTCTTGGTTTTTTCTCTTGTACAACATTAAAAAAGGCAGAGGGGTATTTTGAAAAGCACCCTGAAAAAGCTAATTATGTAGCAAAGCAGTATATCAATGCTTTTGAACTACCAGGGGCAAAGATTTGCTTGGATGCTTTCCCACCAATTAATAAAATTGATACATTTTCAATTGTCAAGGATTCCTTGATAGTTCAAAATATAACTGATACATTATATAAGTGGTTAAAGGAAACAAAATACATTGATAGAGAAAAGATAAAAAAGATATTAGTGCCTTGCAACGATAGTATCAAGATAGTATCAAAAATAATATATGATGAAAAGTACAAGATATTGTACAACGATTTAAATACAAGATTTATAAACATATCAGATTCCCATTCCAAAATAAAAAGAATATTGTTTTGGACTTGGTTTTTCATCATTATAATTGCTGCAAGTGCAGTATTATTAAAAAAGAAATGACAAAACGAAAAAGGCTTTTTTTTGATATTGAAACTTCACCAAATATTTGTCTTGTATTTCAAACTGGTTATAAAATAAACATTGATAGTGGAAACATTATTAAAGAACGAGCAATCATTTGTATTTGTTGGAAATGGGAGGATTCTAAAGAAGTATTTGAGGTTCATTGGGATGCCAAACAAAATGACAAGACATTACTACAAAAGTTTATTAAGGTAGCAAATGAAGCTGATGAACTTGTCGGCCATAATGGGGATAAATTTGACCTTGCTTGGATAAGAACCAGGTGCTTATATCATGGTATTGAGATGTTTCCAAAATACACAACCATTGACACCTTAAAGGTAGCAAGGCAAAAATTTAAGTTTAATAGTAATAAGCTAAATTACATAGCGGATTTTTTGGGGTTGGGACAAAAGATAAAAACTGATTTTAGTCTTTGGAAAAATATTGTTTTGCATAAGGATAAAAAAGCAATGGTTGATATGATTAAATACTGTAAGAAAGATGTACAATTATTGGAGCAAGTATTTAAATTATTAAATAACCATATTGAACCCAAAACACATTATGGTGTGATATTTGGTGCTGATAGGGGTAGTTGCCCTGAATGTGGTTCAGATCATTTAGTTGTCAATAACAAGGTTGTAAATGCATCAGGGTTGAAAAAAATACAATATAGATGCAAGACTTGTGGTAAACTACATTCCAAAACTGACAAATGAAACGGATAAAAGTAAAATATAAAAAACTTGGCCAGCACAAGGCTTGGGGAATGGCTAACTTTGACGATGATACAATTATTGTTGATAGTAGCTTAAAACAAAAAAAGAAAATGGAAATTATTCTTCACGAATGTTTGCATTGCCTTTTTAAAGATTTAGATGAAGAAGAAATCATACAAAAATCAGTAATTTTAACCCACACTTTGTGGCACGAAAACTTTCGTAGCATTGAACCTGAACAAAAGATATTACTGCAAGATGGCACAAAATAAGTAGTTTTTTTCATTGTGATTGTTAATTCCCCTGATGTTTCTACATTGGGGGTTTTTTATTGATTTTCAATGATTTATAAATATTTTATAAAAAAAGTGATATTTTTGTTTTTATATCACATAAGATATATTACATTTGTGAAAACAAAAAAAAAATGGAAAAATTAATTTCAAACGCAACACAAAAACAAGTAATTATTGGATCAATAATACTTGTAATTATTATGTCTTTTGCTGATAATATTTTTAACTAAAACTAAAATCAAAATGGAAAAAGTAAACATTAGAGAATTAAGAAAAGAAAAAAAGCTAACACAAATGAAGTTAGCTGAATTGACTGGTTTGTCATTTGTAACGATTAATCGTGCAGAAAAGAAAGGTGTAATGAGATTATCAACTTATGATAAGATTGTTGACACCTTAAAAGCTATACAATGATTTTATTAGTTATTACTATAATTGCATTTATTGTTGCTGGGATTGTGCTTTATCCAAAGCCTAAAAAAAAACAAGTAAAACCTAAAAAAATTAAGTTTCAAATACCAGCATCGTTTTGGGATGATTACAATCATTGCATTAATTCTATTCATAAGATGAAACCAAATGATTGTTCAAGAGTTGAAAATATGATAGACAACATCATGTACCAATATGTTGAACTGCTTGATACAAACACATACATTGATAAGTTAAGCAACTTGGTTGATGCATATAATAAAAAAGTTAAGACATTTCTTATTACTAAACATTTAAATTAAACAAAATGGGACTAAATCAAAGTCAGTCAGATTCAGTAATTTTTCTTCAGATTGCCAATGGCAAAATTGTAAGACAATCAAAAGTGCCAGTAGAAAATTCAGTTGCAAGGATCAACAAACTTGGTCGTGAAGTGCATGAACTATTTTATGATTCAATAACCGGTGTTATAACTGATGTTATAACAAGAGAATCAGAATATGGAAAGTCATGGGTAGTTAGCATGAAATCAGATGGTAAACTTTACAAGTTAGAGTTTAACTATTCAAGCGGTTATGCTACAACTTTCTTAAAAGCATTGCCAAACGTATCTTTTGGGGATGTTGTAACACTATCACCAAAACTTATCATTGATGGTGATAAAAAGAAATCAGTATTATTTATCAGCCAAGATGGTAAAGGTCTTAAGCATTTCTTTACTAGAGATAATCCAAATGGATTACCCGAACTTAAAAAGATAAAGATTAAAGGAAAGGAAAGCTGGGATGATTCTGATAGAATGGAATTTCTTGAGCAGTATGTTCAAAATAATATAATACCTATGCTAAAGCCTACACTTCAAGACACAATTGAAGGCGAGGAAGTACCTTTTTAAGTTTTGGTTAGGTTTCGTTTTACAGTGATTACACCCCCCTGGTGTTTCTACACTAGGGGTTATTTTAACTTTTATTAATATTTAAACTACAACTGAATGAAAAATTTTACTATTAACAACAACAAAGGCAGAATTGAATTTTTAGATGCAAGGTTTTATCAAACTGAAGATGGGTTTGTACCATCTGTAACGACAATTTTAGAGGCTTACCCAAAAGATGCACACTTTTTTAAATGGTTAAAAGAAGTCGGTTCAGATGCCGACACAATTCGTGATGAAGCTGGTCGTAGGGGATCAATAGTACACGAACTAACAGAAAAATATGATAGTGGTGAAGAATGTTCATTTATAAGTGAACAAGGCTTTCCAAAATTCAAAATGAACGAATGGAGTATGTTTGAAAGGTATGTTGAGTTTAGTCAGACATATAAGCCAACGATTGATTCAATGGAGTTGCACATGATTTCACAAGAACTTGGATTTGCTGGTACATTAGATCGTGTTATAAAACTTAATGGCAAAACAATGCTTTTAGATATTAAGACATCAAATGCTTTCCACAATTTTTATTGGTTACAATTGTCTGCTTACAATGAATTACTTAAAACATTAGATATCAATGTTGATACAGTTGGCATCTTATGGCTTAACGCAAAGACCAGGACTGTTGGAAAAAATGGTGCAATACAAGGTGCTGGGTGGCAATTAGTAAGTAAAACAGTTGATGAACTTAAATCAGATTGGGAATTATTCCAAGCTACTTATAAGTTATGGTTGGCTTTGAATGCTGATACAAAGCCAAGGCAAATATCTTATCAATTAAAATATAAGAAAGATGGACAAAATTCTTGAAGAAGTAATTTACATTATGCGACAAAGGTCTGAAGTTGGGATAAAGAAATATGGTACAACTTTAAATCGTGAAGATTTGTCACACCTTGATTGGTTAAACCATCTTCAGCAAGAATTAATGGATTCAATCTTATACTTGGAAAAAATCAAACAAAATGAAATTAAGGGATTATCAAATAACAATAAAGGATCAAGCATTAACAATCTTACGAGTTTATAACATTGTTTATTTAGCAATGGAAGTTAGGACTGGCAAGACTTTAACATCACTTGCCATTGCTTATGAAATTGGTGCTAAAAAGGTTTTATTTGTTACAAAGAAAAAAGCCATAACCGACATCATTGAACAAGCAAAAGAGATGGGTTATGATATGGAAATATACATTACCAACTTTGAACAGTTGCAAAATGTTGAATCTAAATTTGACCTAATTATCATTGATGAAGCACATTCACTTGGTGCATTTCCAATGCCTTCAAAAAGGGCAAAAGAACTAAAACGGATATGTGATGAAAAAAAGATAATATATTTATCAGGTACACCATCACCTGAATCGTATAGTCAGTTATTCCACCAGCTTTGGGTATCTACATTTTCACCATTTGGTAATTATTCTAACTTTTACACTTGGGCTAAAGATTATGTAACACTTAAGAAAAAGTATGTTTTTAATCGTGCCATCAATGATTATAGTTTCGCAGATTACGAAACGATAAAAGAAAAGACTGCACATCTATTTTTAACCTTTACGCAAAAAGAAGCTGGGTTTGAATCACTAATAGAAGAAGAACTTCACTATGTTACAATGGAGCATAGCACCTATAAATTTGCCGATAAGTTAAAGAAAGATAAAATTGCCATTAATGCAGAAAACCAAGTGGTAAAGGCTGATACTGCCGTTAAGCTGATGAACAAATTACATCAGATTTATAGCGGTTCGGTCATAATAGATGAACCACAACGGACTGCAAAGGTGTTTGATTATAAAAAAGCGGAATATATTAGGGACAAATTTAAAGGCAAAAAGATAGCTATTTTTTATAAATTCGTAGCCGAGTTCTACGCAATCCAATGGGTATTTGGAAAAAACATTGTATTTGATGCTAAAAAATTTAATGAAAGTACCAATACAGATATTGTTTTTTGTAGTCAAATTGTTAGTGGTCGTGAAGGTGTTAATCTTTCTACTGCTGACGATCTTGTATTTTACAACATTGATTTTTCTGCTCTTAGTTATTTCCAAAGTAGAGCAAGGATTCAAACGAAAGACCGTACAAAAGAAAGCAAGATACACTGGATATTTTCTCTTAACGGTATAGAAGATAAGATATACAAAGCCGTAATGGACAAAAAAGACTATACACTTAATCACTTTAAAACTGACTTTTTATGAATTTTACTGAAGTAGCACCACAAGAAAGAGGCATCATTATTGCCAAGATTTATCACAATATTTGGTACGATGAAACAAGATTTGGATTAATTATGGAACTGCTTAATGAATGGGAAAAAAACCCTATAAAAGAAGCTAAGTTTCTACACGAAATTCAAGATAACACAATAAAAAATAATGACAATGAAATTTACATCTAAAGATTTTTCTTTTTCAGTAGAAGGTATAAATAAGAAATTAGGACTATCAAAAACAATTGATGTTGAATATGACCTTAATTATGGACATATATGCTGGGGTGCTGAAATTGAAACAAGAGAATGGGGTATTAAGTCAATTTATGCTTATGTTAATGATTATGAGATTGAAATAAACTGGTCAATCAATAAGTCTGATTTAAGCACTAAAGACATTCAAAAGTTATTGCAAAATGATTTGGGTGAGTTTTATCCAGCGGATCAATCTGAAGAATTTATTACTGGCAAAATCAGAATTGATAATAAGAAATATACAGTAAATAACCACATTGAATTAGCTGGTGATTTAATGCAAATAAATGAAGTGATAGTAAATTTTGATGATTACGAAATAACAATATTATGATACACGAATTTAAAACCCCAATAGCAGTAGTTACACCACATGGTGATGGTGAAGCAATACTATTTATTGACTACGGTATAAATGTCAATTCAGTATGGGTTGTCAGACTTGATGGTGGTAAAGTGTTGCACTACTACTCCGATGATATACAAATTTATGATAATCCAATGAACGGCAAAGGCTGGAATATAAAATAAAAACAAAATGAAAGAATCAACAATTCAAGGCAAGATTGCTAAAAGACTTAGAGAAAACGGATGGTTAGTAACAAAGCTAATCCAAACAAGTATGAACGGAATACCTGACCTTATGGCTATTAGAAAAGGCAATGTGATATTCTTGGAAGTAAAAAAACCAGGCGAAGAAGCATCCGAACTGCAAAAGTATGTAATGGACAATTTAAGCAAAGCTGGTTGCTTCACAATGGTTGTAAACTGCATTGAAGATGTTGATGTGTTTTGCTATAAATATGTGTAATATGAAAATAGTGAATAGTTTATCTGGTGGGAAAACATCAAGTTATATGGCTTTACATTATAAAGCAGATTATAATGTATTTGCTATAATAACAATAGATGATATGAAATGTAAACCAAAGGATACATCAATTATAAATTATGTTACCAATAAAATTGGTAAAGAATTTATTGCAACCGCTGAAGATGATAAAACATTATATGCAATGATGAATTTAGAACAGAAATTAGGTCAAAATATAATTTGGTTAAACGATTTATCATTTGATAAATTAATTGATAAAAGAAAAAGATTACCAAATAAAATATGGAGATTTTGTACAATAGAAATGAAACTAATACCAATATTTAATTGGTGGAAAGAAAATATAAATGAAAAAGTAATTATGCAAATCGGATATAGATATGATGAAATAGAAAGATCATATAGATTTTCTAAAACAATGAAAAGTATTATAGGCAAAAGCAAAACTGGAAACAGAAATGTTTGGGGTGAAATTGAATGGAGAGAAGGCAAATTTCCTTTAATTGAAGATAAAATATTACATTATAAAGTAAAACAATGGGCGGATAACAGCGGAATTATATTTCCTAATGATTCAAATTGTATTGGTTGTTTTTGGAAACCACATCAACAATTAAGAAAAAATTGGGATGATAATACTAATAAAATGCAATGGTTTGCTAATCAAGAAAAAAATAAAAAATGGAAACTTGAAACAACTTATGAGAGAATTAAAAAACATCCAATACAATCTGATTTTGATTTTGGTACTGGTTCAGGTTGTCAAGCTGGGTTTTGTACTGATTAATAAAGATATAACTTGACAAAGTTTACAAATAGTAAACTTATAACTTAACAAATATGAAAGCTATACTTGAATTTAACTTACCTGAAGATCAGCAAGAATATGACCTTGCAAATAATGCACTAAATTTTTGGAGGGTATTATATGAACTTCACAAAGATTTAAGAACAAAAACAAAGTATGCATTAGATGATTTGCCACAAGACAAATATGATGCTTATCAAGAAATAAGAGATATGTTACACGAATTAATGACTGATAATAATGTCAGTCTTGATATGGTAAGATAAAAATTATACTAAACTAACCAAAAAACCAACTATGATTGAGAATTACCTTGAACAAGGGTTGAACATTATTGCCGTAAATGACCAAAAACAAGCAATATTCCCTTGGAAAATTTATCAGACAACAAAAATCACACTTAATGAAATAAATCGGCAAATGTCGGATTATAAAGCAAAAGGTATTGCGGTGATTACTGGAGCAATCTCCGCAAATCTTGAGGTTATAGACATTGATACCAAATACCAAACTTATGATCTTTGGGATGCCTTAAAATCAAGAATACCAAATGAACTGTTTGACAAGCTACAAATAGTAAGAACAAAGAACAATGGCTATCACCTATATTATAGATGTGAATCAATTGAAAAGAATAAGAAATTGGCACAAAGGCATCCAACACCAGCTGAACTAAAATCACACCCACAAAACAAAACTTATACTATTATTGAAACAAGGGGTGAAGGTGGTTATGTTGTTGCACCACCATCACTTGGATATGAAATGTTACAAAATGGGATAAATGTAATTACATTGGATGAACGTAACCAACTTCTTGACATTTGTAGGTCATTTAATGAAGTATTTGAAGAAGTCATATTACAAGCACATGAAAGACCATCAACAAAGGAATTTGGATTATCACCATTTGAAGATTACAACAATCGTGGTGATATAGTTGCCCTATTAGGCAACCATAGTTGGTCAATAGTTGGTGAAAATACAGAAAGGATATACTTTTTAAGACCTGGATCATCAGCTAAACATTCAGGTTCTTGGAATAAAGAAATGGGTTTGTTTTCAGTTTTTTCCGTTAATACTTCATTTCAGGTTGAAAAGGGTTATAAGAAATATGCGGTTTTTTGCATACTTGAATGTAATGGTGATTTTAAGTTAGCTGCTAAAAAATTGCTTGAACTTGGATTTGGTGAAAAAAAAACCACCTTAAATAAAGTTGAATCAGAATTATATAAACTTAAAAATGATGGTGCATCTGAAGATGATTTATCAAGTATATTAGTTAAGAAACTTGATATAAGCATTTCCGAAGCACAAAAGAAAGTTAATAAGTTTGTTAATGACTGGGGTGATAACTTACTTACCTTTTGGGATTTAGATAAAAACGGAAATCCTACCATAAACCGGTACAAACTACAAACATTTCTAACCAAAGATGGTGGCTTTAAACTTTACTTTTATGATACTAATAATACATTTTTTCGCCTCATAAAAGTTGAAGATGGGTTTATTTTTGATGCATCAACTGAACAAGTAAAGAAATATATCAAAAATTATATAGACAAACAAAAAGATAAGTTTGATGGTGGGGTAACACCACAAGACATTCTTGAACTTATTTATAAAGGTTCATCAATGCTATTTTCAGAATCGGCATTTGAATTCTTTGATAGGGCAGAAATTAACTTTCTTAAAGATGATAAAGAAACTGGTTATTTTCCATTTAAAAATGGTGTTGTAGAGGTAAAAAAGGACACAATAAAACTTAAAACTTATGGTGAACTTGGAAAGGTTATTTGGAAATCGCAAGTAATTGACCATTACATAACCATAAATCAAGACAGTATTGATCCTGAAAACATTGAATACTTTAGGTTTATTAAAAGAATATCTAACAATGAACCTGAAAAGTATCTTTATTGCATCTCTATCATTGGTTACTTACTTCATCAGTACAAAGACCCAGCAAGACCTTATGCAATCATTCTTGCTGAAGAAAACGACAATGATGAAAATGGTGGTGGTACTGGTAAAGGAATCTTTGTTAAGGCTTTAAGCTATATTTTAAACACTATTAGGGTTGATGGTAAGAACTTCAAGATAGATAAGAACTTTGCTTTTCAAAGGGTTGACCTTGATACAAAGATTATAGCAATTGAGGACACAAGAAAGAAAGTGGACTTTGAAGGGTTTTATTCTATCATAACTGAAGGCATAACAGTTGAGAAAAAGAACCAGGATGAACTTTTTATACCTTATAAAGATTCACCAAAGATTCTATTTACAACAAATTATTCAATTCCGCAAAATGGAGTTCATGCCAAACGTAGGCAAAGGATATTTGAATTTGCATCTTACTTTAACCAAAATCACACACCTGAAGATGAATTTGGACACAAACTTTTTGATGATTGGGATAAGGATGAATGGAATAGATTCTACAACCTATTTTTCTTTTGTTTACAGGACTATTTAACCAATGGTGTAGCCAATGTACCATTTTCGGAAAAAATGGCAAGGAAGGCTATTAAAAATCAATTTGGTGATGATTTTAATGAATACCTTGATGAAATAGTAAAACATAAGGAATGGGTAAGCATTGATTCTTTGCACCAAGAATTTCTAAATATATATGGTTTAGACAAAAAAGAATACAGTAGAATTAGGTTTACAAAGGGGTTAAAAAGTGGTTGTGAAATACTCAAAAAGCGGTTGGAAGAAAAAAAGGATCATAACAATTCAGGTAAAAAAGTTATAAAAATCCAAAACCCAACCGAATTTGATGAAAATTTAACCACTTTTTGATTTTACTTAACCACTTTTTTTACTAACTAAAACATTGATTAACAATACACTACCACTTCTACCACTTTTTTTCTATTTTGATATAGATTTAAAAAAAGAGTATAAAATAGAGGGAGGGGGGGGGTAGAGAACACACACACACGCATAACCCAAAAAAATAATAAAATGAACAAAGATTTACTATTAGAAATTATATCAGAAGTTTCAGGAATACCAAAAATTTTAATACTTAAAAAGAATAGAACAAGAAAGTATTTAGTACCAAGACAAATTTATACTTACTTACTACGAAAGGTTTTAAAAATGACCTTAAAAGAAATAGGTGATATATTAAATTCAGATCATACCACAGTTATACATTCAGTCAAAAAAGTTGAGATACTTCTTGAAATAGAAGATGAAATACTTTGCAACATCTATTATGATGTTGAACAAAGGATGCGTATGCTAATTAAAGAACCTTTAAGATATGTTTTGACTTTTCCAGCTGATAGGTTACTTATAAATGAGATTGAGGACATTCAAAAAAATTATAGTTGTAATATTGAAAGATTTTCACATTTTCACTAAAAGTGATTAAATATCATTATATATAACGAAATTTACATTAGTGAGTAAAAAAGGATTTTATATAAAATCATCCAAGAAAGATAAATCACTTATGCTTAATGTATGTGTGAGTGATTTTAAGACGTTTTTAGACACCCTTGATAATAGTGATGGTTGGGTTAAGTTTAGGATATATGAGAGGGATGAGGAGGATGCAAGAGGCTTTACGCACAATATGGAAGTGATTCTTAACAAATATTTGAATAATCAATAAATATTTCAATGGCTGGAAAAGGTGGTGCAAGACCTGGTGCCGGTAGACCAAGGCGAATGGATGAACAAGAGATAATAGAAAAGCTAACACCATTAGCCCCATTATTTTTTGATGCACTTGAAACAAAGTTAAAAGATAAGGACAAAGTTGGAATGGAATTATTTGCCAAATATTATTTAGGTGAACCATTGAAACGAGTACAAACAACTGTTGAAGGTAATTTAACTGGATTATCCGTAGAGATAATTAACCGACTGACTGATGATACCGAAAATACAAGTAAGTAAGGTCTTTGACATATTGCAGAAATCCGATAAGAGAATAACTGTAATGCAAGGTGGTTCACGATCCGGTAAGACGTATAACATAATGATATATCTTATCGTTCAGTTATTGCAGACACAAGGCAAGACTTTGTCAATTGTCAGGCAATCACTACCAAGCATAAAAGGTTCGGTATTAAGGGATTTTATTGAGATATTATTAAAGTTGGGAATATATAGTGAAGCGGATCATAACAAAACCGAACAAACATATAACCTAAATAATAATTTGATAGAGTTTGTTAGTGTTGACCAACCACAAAAGATAAGGGGTAGAAGAAGAAATATATTGTTTATTAATGAGGCCAATGAATTGAGTTATGAAGCATGGATTCAGTTGACTATGAGGACTGAAGATAAAATTATACTTGATTATAACCCATCTGATGAATATAGCTGGATATATGACCAGGTAGTAACACGAACTGATTCAGACTTTTATATTACTACCTATAAAGACAATCCATTTCTGCCAAAGGATTTGATAACGGAAATAGAGAGGTTAAAGGATGCCGATGCAAACTACTGGCAAGTATATGGACTTGGACAAAAAGGTAATCAACTTAATACCATTTATACACATTGGTTGAGTTGTGATAAGATACCTGATGGTGAAACAGTTTATGGATTAGACTTCGGTTATAACAATCCATCGGCAATGGTTAAAGTGGTGTTTCATGATGGTTCGGCTTATGTTGAGGAAATATTATATGAAACGAAACTAACAACAAACGATTTGGCTGAAAAGATATTGTCATTAAATATATCACAATACGATGAAATATTTTGTGATAATGCTGAACCAAAGACCATTGAAGAACTATGTAGGTGTGGACTAAATGCGAAACCAGCTAATAAGGATGTAACTGAAGGGATAAAGAAGGTTAAATCAACACCATTAAATGTTCTTGGTAGTTCAACCAACCTGATAAAAGAGTTGAGGAATTACAAATGGAAAACCGACAAGAACAACAAGAAACTTGATGAACCAGTAAAGTTTAATGACCACTTAACGGATGCAATGCGATATGCTATATATACAAAACTAAACGCACCACAATTAACATGGGGTGTAATATAATAATATGGGAATAATAGATAAATTCATTGATGGTTACTTGCAAAGGAAGGGGATAAATCCATATCCAAATGTACAACCAAAGATTCAGGGAGTTAATTCATCTATCTTACAAAATTATACCAATGCTGCATACATAACGGAAGGCTATTTAGGCAATTCGGATGTATATAGCATTGTTTCATTTTTAGCCAAAAAAGCAGCATCAATACCTTGGTATGTTTATAAAATGGAAAATGGCGAGAAGGCAAAGACTTCACATTTGCGTTATAAGAATTTGATTAAGGGAATGAATAACAAAGGTGCATTTGAACAAGCTATAATGGCGAGAAAGAATGCATACGAAGAAAATATGGTTATGGATTCGCCATTGGCAAGGTTGCTTGAAAATCCTAACAAAGGTCAATCACAAGACCAATTCTTTCAGAATCTTTTCGGTTATAGGATATTGAGTGGCGAGGGTAGCATATATGGTAATGATGGTGGTATTGCTGGAAGTAAGTTTGTAGAACTTAATGTGTTGCCAACACAGTATATGGATATTTATCCTGATCCAAAAGATATTTACGGAATACTTGGATATAAGTTAATGGTTGGTAGTGGTGTTGATTTGCCATTGGATCAAGTTTGTATGTGGAAATCGTGGAATCCTGATTTTAATAATGATACAAGGTCGCATCTTCGTGGTGTATCACCATTGCAATCGGCTTATAAGATTTTAAGGATGTCAAACAATGCAGCGGATGCATCAGCATCAATGACTGCAAATGGTGGTGCAAAAGGTGCATTAGTACCAGTACCGGTGGCAAACACAATCCCTAAAGTATCACCTGAACAAGCAAGTGAGATTCAAAGGTTAATATCTGATAGGGTTAATGGAACTGGTAACAAAGGTTCAATTGGAGTTATGCAATATCCTTATGACTTCTTGAACTTTGGATTAAGTTCAGTTGATATGGAGTTGGTGAAGGCAATGCAGTTGACATTGCATCAATGGTGTAGGGTATTTGGTTTGCCAATAGTATTATTTGATACTGATACGGCATCTTATAACAACTATGCAAATGCAATGCGTGATTTGATTACAAATACAATTGTGCCTTTGTGTTGTGAATTGAGGGATGAATTAAATAAGTTCTTACTTCCAAGGTTTAACGAACCAGGTGTTTATATTGACTTTGATATCACTTCACTACCTGAAATGCAAAAGGACTTGGAACAAATGGTTAACCAATTGCGAATGGCTGATTGGCTTACTTATGATGAAAAGAGGGATGCAATGAATTATGAGAAAAAAGGTGGTGCTTATCAGTACAGTTATGTATCACAAGGGTTGATACCATTGGAACAAGTAATGATGGACTTAACAATATCAAATGATAACATCAACGACAACGGATTGGGAAATTTGGGAAATGGTAATGGATCGGTTTCCGAAGATAGCAACGGAACGGACTTGTAAGACTGAAATGATGTTGCGAATAGGTGTTAGGAATAGTTACAAACAAAGGTTAACCGATGAACGGGAAGCAAAGAAAAGATTACTGGTTGAAGGTGCAAAGGTTAAGGTTGACATTGGAAAACAAATATAACGATGCAGTTATAAAGTCTATTCAAGGTCAATTCAAGAAGTTTGCAAGGGATATAAAGATATACGGAACATCAGGTGCAATAAGTAGGTTGGGATTAGAGGCATGGAATAAAGAGTTGTACAAGGTCTTTGAACAGTTATATAGAGAATCAGCGGTATTGTTTGGTAATGCAACATATCGTGCTTTAAAGATTCAAGCAAATCAAAAGGCTGATACTTTTGGATTTAATCGTGAGTGGACAAATGAGGTGTTGAAGTTTTTAGCAACAAAAGGATTTGAACTTGTTAGCTTAATTACTAAAACGACAAAAGATAAGTTGATTAGTATAGTTCAGCAAGGTGTAAATGAAGGCCTTGGTGTTGAAGATATTGTGAATCTGATTTTGGCTGATGATACAATAGGTTATGCAGCATTTAGGGCGAAAAGGATTGTGAGGACTGAAGTAATGAGGGCAAGTAATATTGCTGCAATGAATGGTGCAAAATCACATGGCTTTGAAGTTGACAAGCAATGGATAAGTGCGAGGGATAGTAGAACGAGAAGAATTCCAGCTGATGAATTTGACCATGTGGAATTAGATGGTGTCATTGTTGGTTTTGATGAACCATTTACATCAACTGGAAAGAAGGGTGAACCAGTAGTGGCAATGCAACCTGGTGATTTGTCTGCACCAGCGGGGTTTACAATCAATTGTAGGTGTGCAGTTGGGTTTATACCAAAGAGGGATAACAATGGTAATTTAATATTTAAACCGAGGCTTAATGCCGCAACAATAGAGTAAGATGCCAATATTTAGATGCGATAATGGGAAATATAGGATTGGTGAAGGCGAGTGTATGTACGAATCAGAATCAAGTGCAGAAAGAGCCTATGTAGCTTATTTGGCACAAGAGAATGATGAAAAGGCAATGACCTATAATGATTATCCTGAATCAGCAACAAACAATGCTAAACGAGCATTAAAGTATAAAGAGGAGAATGGTAGTGATTGTGGAACACCAGTAGGATGGGCGAGGGCAAATCAACTTGCAAATCGTGAGAAAATATCAAGAGATACGATTGCGAGGATGGCATCATTTAAAAGACATCAACAACATAAAGATGTGCCATATACTGAAGGATGCGGTGGCATAATGTGGGATGCTTGGGGTGGTACATCGGGAATTGAGTGGGCAATAAGAAAATTAGATCAGATAGATAAAAATATAAAT